GGAACTGCAAGAGCTAAAAATCAGCAACGAAAGGGCGCAGGCACAAAGAAGTATGAGTTGGTTTGCTTTGTGGGGAATGCTCTTGTATCCATCGTTGGTGGTGGTAAGCAGTTGGGCTGGTTTAGTTCAGGCGGCTAGTATTTTAGGCGATATGGCTAGTGTCTATTTTGTGTCAGTTGCGGGTATCCTGGCAGCGTTTTTTGGGGCGCAAGCATGGTCAAACAGAGGGAATGGTAGATGAGTTTAGTCGGACAACTGATTGGGCCGGTCACAGGGCTGTTAGACAAGTTTATAGAGGACAAGGATCAGAAGGCGGCTTTGGCCCATGAGATCGCAACCATGTCGGAGCGCCACGCGCATGAGGCTTTGAAGGGCCAGCTAGAAATCAACAAGATGGAAGCTGCACACAAGAGCTTATTTGTTGCTGGGTGGCGACCTGCCATTGGTTGGATTTGTGCGGTAGGACTGCTGTACAACACGATTGTAGCTAACGTATTAGGGATATGGATGGAGGTGCCTGAAGTGGATACCACGCTTCTTGTGCCTGTTATGATGGGAATGTTGGGTCTCGGCGCTATGCGTTCATACGAGAAGGTCAATTCCGTGGCACGAGAAAAGTAGATGGTGACATTTGCAGGCCAGTTAATACAGGCACTGAAGCGGCACGAAGGTGTTAAAGCTTTTGCTTACCGATGTACCTCTGACAAGCTAACCATCGGCGTCGGGCGCTGCGTGGACGAAGATGGCGGTATCGGCCTTTCTGATGATGAGATTGATTATTTGCTTCTTAATGACATTGAGCGTTGTGATGAGGAGTTAGAAAACGCTTATGGATGGTATCGGTCTTTGAATAAACCGCGCCGTGACGCGATGATCAACTTGTGTTTTAACCTTGGTTTGACCCGGTTACGAGGGTTCGTAAAGGCGTTGAATGCCATGTCACGACAACAATATGACGTAGCAGCGGATGAATTTATGGATTCGCGCTGGGCAAGTCAGGTGGGTGATCGTGCCATAGAGGTGACTGAGATGATTAGACATGGAGAATACTTATGAGCGCAGGCGCACAGGGAGGAGGTAAAGGCGGAGGCCGTTCTGTGCCCTACCAAAGTATGCCTTTTATGCCAAGCGCAGGGTCAATGCTTGGCTCTCGTTTGATGGGTAGTCAAGGCCCACAAGATTTATTTGTTACGCAAGATCGTAGACGGAACCGAGGGCGAGGTAGAACTCAAAAAGCCCCAGAACAACGCTACGAATTAAAGCCTCTACAAGGATTAGAAATAGCTAATCGTCGTACCACGACAATCCCACCTATGCAATCTTACGGTGGTTTTGCACCACAGCCATCCCCTGGTGGGAAAGGTGGCAGAGGTGGCGGTAAAGGCGGGGGGTACAATCAGCCGTATCAACAGCAACCTTTACCCCAAAACTTAGGCTCTCCAACAGGGTATCAAGGCATGGGGTTCACACAAAACTACGGTGTGCCTAGTATGATGAGAGGATCAAACGCTATGGCGAATCCTTTCGGCTCATCTAACCTTCCGATGCGACAGCAGTTTTACACTGCATTTAACCGTGGTGGGCTGACTCAGCCTGGGATAGGCGGATTTTTCGGCTAATGCCTCTAGCTAAGATACAGTTTGCACCAGGTGTCAACAAAGAGGGCACCGAGTACACGGCAGACTCGGGATGGTTTGACTCTGATAAAATCAGATTCCGACAAGGTCGGGTCGAAAAGATTGGTGGCTGGCAAAAATTAGTTCAATCTGCTTTCCAGGGTATCGCTCGTTCAATACACAACTGGGCATCTTTGGAAGCTATCAAGTATATAGGTCTAGGGACCAATCTAAAGTTTTATATTGTAGAGGGCAGCGGCATCAAAGATGTCACGCCTTTGAGAAACACCACTTCTGCTGGCGACGTTACGTTTGCTGCGACTAACGGATCGTCAACCATTACTGTGACTGATTCTGCTCACGGCGCTGTGGTAAATGATTTTGTTACTTTTAGTGACGCTGCGTCTTTGGGGGGCAACATTATAGCCTCCGTACTCAATCAGGAGTATCAAATCGCTTCAGTGCCGACCACTAACACGTTCACAATCACCGCCAAAGACACGACCGGGTCCGAGGTGACCGCAAACTCTAGCGATTCTGGAAATGGTGGAAGCTCCACGGTGGGAGCGTATCAAATCAATACGGGTCTGAATGCTTTCGTTCAAGGCACTGGGTTTGGTGCCGGTAGTTGGGGTTCTGGAACGTGGGGAAGTTCTAGTAGCGTTTCCGCAGCAGGACAGTTACGGCTGATCAGCCAGGATAATTTCGGTGAAGATTTAATTTTCAACATCAGAGGTGGTGGGATTTTTTATTGGGATGAATCTTCTGGTACGGGGGCAAGGGCAATCAACGCAACAGCTTTGTCTGGTGCTTCTAATGTTCCGACGGTTGCTCTCCAGGTCATGGTCTCGGACATCGATCAACACGTTATTGCGTTTGGCTCAAATCCCATTGGATCAAGTAACATTGATCCGTTGTTTGTGAGATTCTCCGATCAGCAAAATGCAGCGGTGTGGACTCCGACAGCGACGAATACTGCCGGTGGAGTTAGGATAAACTCTGGGTCAGAGATTATCGGTGCGGTGCAGGCAAGGCAGGAGATACTTATATGGACGGATGCAAGCTTGCATTCGATGCGTTTTGTGGGCGCACCTTTCACTTTTCAGTTTTCTACGCTTAGTACAGATGTCTCCATGATTGCGCCAAACGCCGCAGTGAATGCCAGGGGTTCGGTTTTCTTCATGGATAAAGGTGGCTTTTACGTTTACAACGGTTCGGTGCAGCCATTGCCTTGTTCGGTAAAAGAACACGTTTTCTCCAACCTCAACCAAGAGCAAGCGTTTAAGGTTTTTGCGGCAGAAAACAATGCATTTTCTGAGGTGATATGGTTTTACCCAGTTGGGTCCGGCAACACAGAAATCACAAACTATGTCTCGTACAACTACTCAGAAAACTTATGGGCTATTGGTACGTTAGAAAGGGGTGCTTGGGCTGGGGCGTCGGTCAACGACAAGCCGTTAGCAACAAGCTGTATTGATAGCAATGATCTTGTGAACTATCTGTTTGAACATGAGGTGGGTCACGATGATGATGGTTCGGCTATCACTGCGTTTGTAGAGTCTGGAGATTTGGAGATAGGTGATGGTGAACGGTTTATGATGATTAGCAGGATACTTCCTGATTTTAAGTTTAGTGGTAATTCTACAGATGCCAGTATTGACCTCACCATTAAGGGTAGTGATTTCCCGCTTGAAGCTCAAAGCACTCTAGCAACATCTACGGTGTCTTCTTCAACAAAGCAAAATCATATTAGGGCTAGGGCTAGACATACCATACTTAGGGTTGAAAGTTCGGGCCTGGGGTATGGTTGGCGGCTAGGTGGTTTGAGATTTGATATGAGACAGGACGGGAGGCGCTAATGGCTTCGACAAGGCAAACGCCCTTACCTGTACCGTCAATCAACTATGATCCTACTGAAGAGGCAATAAATAGAAGGACCATTGAGCTTGCTTTAGACCGTATAGAGAACGACCTGTTGGTGGCAAAAACGCAAGACGACAAAACGGGTTCGCTTGCGATGAGAAGGTTTCAGTTCTTGTTGATGGGTGCGTCGTGACGGACGTTATTAAAGTTTTAGGCCAAGTGGATGTGAGTGCAACCACCACCACAACGCTTTATACCGTACCAGATTTGACGCAAACGACCGTCAGCTCCCTGGTCATTTGCAATAGAAGCGGATCGGGTATCACTTTCCGGGTCAGTATTCATGTCGCCGGAGCTTCGGCGGACGATAAACAGTTTATATTTTTTGATGAAGACCTTGCGGCAACAACCAGCCGCACCGTTGTAATCGGTATTTGTTTAGAGCAGACAGATGTCGTAAAAGTTTATTCAAGTGCAGCAAATGTTAGCTTCAATATGTTTGGAGTGGAGACCAGCTAATGATGTATCAACAACCCCCATTCCCAATGCAGCCTATGGCAGACCAGATGGCTCAACAAGGCCGGTTTGGCGACAGCATGATGGTTCACATGAACCCGATAGAGGTCGCTGGTATCGCCTCTCTGTCGCCCACAGGGCAGCTTACAACCAACCCGATGACAGGACAGCCTGAAGCATTCCTGCCCTTTCTAGCACCACTGCTAGGAAGTCTTGCTGGGTCTTCACTCCTCGCGGGAACGGGTGGAATTTTGGCTGGTAAAACAGCTTTGGCGAGTGCTATTGGTTCTGGTCTCGCCACCACAGCAGTAACTGGAGACTTGAAAGAAGGTTTGGTCTCTGGGCTTACAGGCTTCGGTCTTGGCAAGGCTTTTGAGGCTGGAGCGAAAGCTCTTTCTGGTGTTGATCAAGCAGCTAAAGCAGCGACAGATGCAACAAAAGCGGCAGACGCAGCGGCTTCTGCCGCACAGATAGGTGCTGAAGGCAAACTTACAGCCGAAAAATTAGCCCAGCTTCCACAAGTTGGTGCGAAAGAAAAAGCGATAGACACTTTGGCTAAGATTCAAGAAGACGCCGCTACCGCAAGTCCGTTAGATACTTTGCGCGGTCAAGTGAAAGGCTCAACTTTTGCTGGTGTCCCAAAAGAACAAGGATTGATTGAGGGTTTACAAGCTACAGGTAAAGGTCTTCTGAGTCCGTCGGCAGCCATCCCTATAGCGATTGGTGAAGGTGAGCGAGCCGCTATGGCGCGTCGGCAAGAAATGGAAGAAATGTTTGGTCGAAGGTCAGCACAATCTGAAGAGGATTTGCGTCGAGCAGAGGAGGCGTTAGATTCTGGTAGATTCTTGAACGTGACCGGCGAGGGTTATGGTAAATATGATTATCTTGGGGATGATCCTTACTTCCCAACAGGCATGGCAGAGGGCGGCATTACGGCTATCAACCCACAGGATTTTAGAAAAAGACAAGCAGAGCTGTATGGACTTGCCGGAGAGATGCCGCCAGTGAAGCGGATGCAGCAAGGAGGGCCGTTCCCTCCGAATTTCAACCCGGCCCCGACTTATGGGTTAGGTGGTTCATCAGCCGCACAGGCAGCAATCAGAGGCAGTGTTGTTGTTGATCCTAAAGAGCTTGAGGGATATAGACCGGGTTTTGACCCAGAGATAAAGTATTTTAGAGACCCAACCCCAGAAGAGATTGAGGCGTCAGAACAAGCTGAAACGACAACAACCTCAACGACCGGGGCTTCAGCTCCTAGTGCTGCTGTAAGTGCTGCTGAATCAGACCCCAACAGGAATTTTTCTGAAGAACAAAGCCTCTATGAAAAGGCTAAGGCAACGGTAGATAGCGGATTCGGCTCTCAAAGAAAAAGAAAAGCCGCAAAGGCGAGAGTCGAAAGATATGAAAGGGAGTTCGGGTTGCCTGGATCGCAGGAGTCCGTTCAAGATAATTATTATAGAGCGCCCCCTCCACCAGCGACAGCAGTGACAACACCACCAGCTACGGTAGTGGAGGCTCCGTCACAGACCACAATGGTAGCATCACCTCAAGCTGGAACGGGTATCGAATCTATTCTTCAAGCTAATCTTGCTGATAGCAACATTGATCCCGCAACTAGAGAACTCATCATGCGCGATGTGTTGAGAGACGCTCGGGGTATGACGGGGCGTTTTCAAGAAGGAGGCCCGACAAATAAAGCTTTAGAAGACGCTCAAAAACTTTTAGAGCAGACTCGGATGGCGATATTGGGCAGACTGGATGAAGATGATTCAGAAACGATCATACAACGATTTATTGATGAGTTCGGAATAGAGGTTTTCCAGGCGTTGAGATCGTCGGTACTAGAAGAGGTAGTTCCTGGCTCTCAAAAAGAGGGTTTGATAGATGGTCTTGGCGGTGGCATGGATGATCTTGTACCTGGCATGATCGGTGATCAACAGCCGGTAGCAGTTTCCCCTGGTGAGTTCATTGTACCGGCTGATGTCGTCTCAGGTCTGGGCGATGGGGACACTGACGCAGGGGCAGAGGATTTGGAGCAGATGATGGATCGGGTGCGGATGGAGCGAACAGGGACGACAGAACAGCCGCAGCCGCTGATGGCTAAAAAGGGAGGCATACTGCCAGCATGAACAATCTCTTAGATTTTGATTCTTCAAAGGTTA